CAGAGGTGCCGGGCCAGCAGTCGCAACTTATCACACCGGACTCCGCCCCCGTCCCCGGCGCTTCGTCGGGTCAGGGTGCACTAGCAAGTTTGACTCCCAATCCACTTACAGGAGAACTTACACAGAGCGCCTTGAGAAACTGGGCATCACAACAACCTGCTTCAACCGGAATTCCGGCTTTGAGTGCGGCTCAAACATCAATTGGAGCGGCACCATTAGTGCCGGGAATTGCAGGGTCTTTAGGCGTCGGAAGTGGCATACCACTTGTGTATGGAGGTCAGGCGTTAGGAGCATCTGGTGCTGCACTTAGCGCAGCAGCAGGAGGTTCTCCTGTTACCGCCGCTTCTTTGGCTCAAACAGCACAGTATACTGCTGCCAGAACCGCCTTTCAGGCTGGCGGTGCTGGTGTGGGTACTGCATTGACAGCTATGGCACCCGTGCTTATTCCACTGGCTATAAGTTTGTTAAGACCCCTTAATGAAATGCGGCAAAGTAGTAACAGGTTAGAGGCGTCAATGCAAGCTACTAACGCAGTACAAAGGTCTTTACTAGCTGAAGACTTTAATGAAAATAATGCTGCTCGTATTCGTGCTTTAACTGGTCTTAAAGGAGATACAGGACAATATGGTGACGTTCCCAATGAGGGTAGAGTATCAAGTATAGGTGGAGCACTTAACCGCATACAGCAAGCAGGAGGTGTAGATGCTATACCCACTGCTGGTGGTAAAGCAATGTACAATGAACTATTAAAAGAAATAGAAGTTCGACAACTGGCACAACAACGGCTGAGTCTCGGAGCTTCAGCAGATGAACAAGAACAGTATGCTAGTTTATCTCCAGAAGAAGTACAAAAATTGGTTGACGCCCGAAATACTGGTCAATAATAAAAGCAAGGGATTAGCTTTAATATAATAATCCCATGTGTTGGCTTACTTAACCCCCCAATTTGGCTACGGTTGGCCCCAACAAGGAATATATAAATTATGCCTGAACTAGCAGAAGTACAAGAACCTACAAAAAAAGCTTTTATTTCTCGACCAAACTCAAATGCAGACAAAATTGAAAAAGAAGAAAAAGAATTAGAAGAACTTATTAAAGAACAGGAAAGTACTGAAGAAAATAGTGGACATGTTATTGAAGATGACAATGCTCTTGCAACACCAGAAGAAAAAACATTTAAGAAACGTTACGGTGACTTACGTAGGCATTCACAGAAACAACGAGAGGACTATGAAAATAAGTTAGCTGCTCTCAAGACACAACTTACAGCAGCTACTAACCAACAAATAAAACTGCCTAAGTCAGAAGATGAACTAACAGAATGGGCAGAAAAATATCCCGATGTTGCCGCTATTGTTGAAACTATTGCATTAAAAAAAGCAAGGGAACAATCGCAGGATTTAGAAGATAAGGTACAAAAGATAAATGAATTACAGGAAAGTGCAAACCGAGACAAAGCAGAGGCGCAGCTTATGCAGCTACACCCAGACTTTTCAGAAATTCGTGGGTCAGATGATTTTCACGACTGGGCGGAAGAGCAGCCTAGTTGGGTACAGAACTCTTTGTATGAAAATGACACCGACGCTTACTCTGCTGCCCGTGCTATTGACCTGTACAAAGCAGATAGGAATTTAACTGGTAGTACTAAAGCTAAGTCTACCGATAATTCGGAAGCGGCTAAATCAGTAAACACTCGTGCTTCTCGTAGTAAGCCGCAATCAGAAAATACATCAGGAATGATTAAAGAATCTGATGTAGATCAAATGTCTTCTCAAGAGTATGAAAATAATGAGAAGGAAATTATGGAATCTATAAGAAATGGTAAATTTATTTACGATGTGTCGGGTTCAGCGCGTTAAATGCTTGACTTTTGTGCATAAATTTATATAACTATATAAACGACATGACCCCCCTATTTGGGCAACTCATATACTAATTAGCAACTACAGTATTCTTAACGATTTACCTAATTAAGTATAGGCCCATAGTATATATTTATTGCAATACTTATACACTATGCACCCTAAAAAAATTAGCCGCGATGAGAAGACAGTAAGTTAGCGTCTGTTTTACGTGAAAGGATAATACAATGGCTTTTCAACGTGCAGCGGGGTATAACAGTTTACCGAATGGTAATTTTAGCCCCGTAATTTATTCCAAACAGACCCAGCTTGCTTTTCGCAAGAGTTCTGTTGTGGAAGATATCACCAATAATGATTACTTTGGTGAGATCGCCAATTTCGGTGATACCGTTCGTATCATCAAAGAGCCTGAGATCACGGTTAAAGAGTATGCTCGTGGTGCTCAGATTTCTCCTCAAGACCTTGATGACGAAGATTTTAGTCTTGTCGTAGACAAGTCCAACTACTTTGCCTTTAAGGTTGACGATATTGAAGAGGCACATTCTCATGTGAATTTTCAGTCGATGGCATCTGATCGTGCTGGCTATCGCCTCAAGGATCAGTATGACATGGAAGTACTCGGCTACCTTTCGGGGTTTGCTCAAGCTTCTCTCAGTGCTATTGCCAGTACCGCTAATACTACGGTTTCTGGTACGAAAGCTGTTTCGACTGCCGGTTCAGATGAACTGCTTTCTTCAATGCAGCTAAAGAAGGGCGACTTCGGTAGTATTACTACCACGTCAGCCGGTACGCATTCGATTCCGATTGCGGCTCGTCTGCCGGGTGCTAGTGCTCTCCCAACTGCGACTGCATCTCCTAACATGGTTGTAGCGAGGATGTCTCGTCTTCTTGACACTCAGTTTGTGGACAAGGACGGGCGTTGGCTTGTTGTTTCTCCTCACTTCATGGAAGTTCTAATGGATGAAGATTCGCGTCTTCTCAATTCGGATTTTGGTGAAGCGGGTGCTATTCGCAACGGTTTAGCTCTTAACAACCTATACGGCTTCAAGGTTTATGTTTCCAACAATCTTCCTTCTGTTGGTACTGGTCCCGGTACGAGTGGTACTGCGAATCAGAACTCCAACTTTGGTTTGATTGTTAGTGGACATTCTGCGGCTGTAGCGACGGCAAGTCAGATTACGAAGACTGAATCTTATCGTGATCCTGACAGTTTTGCTGATATTGTTCGTGGTATGCATCTTTATGGTCGCAAGATTTTGCGCCCAGAAGCGATTGCTACTGCTAAATTTAACGTAGCATAGGGGGGTAGGACAATGGCAACTTTTGACATGACAGCCAAAGCTACCACTGGCGTGAGTGCTAGCTCTAGTGCTATTAACCAAGCAGATCGTGCTGGACAGAATATGCGTATGGTTGAAGCTGTTCTGGACATGGACGCTCTAACTGCTGACGGTTATAGTTGTACGGATGGTGACATCTTTCAACTGCTAGAACTTCCTGTAAACACATTTGTTATGTTTGCGGGTGCGGAAGTTCTGAAAGCTTTTGATGGCTCTTCGCCTACGGTTGATATTGACTTTGCGGCTGGTGACGACATCATTGATGGCGGTGACGTTACTTCAACGGGTATTCTCGCTGAAGGAACTAACGGTCAATCCAATGACGTTATTACTGGGGCGGATTCTTTATTTGAAGCTTTTATAACCGCTGTAGATACAATTGACGTTAAGTTGATTGCTGGCTCTGCAGATGTTACATCAGGCAGGTTGCGCGTTTATGCTTGCTGCATTGACTGTAATGGTCACGCTGAAGATACTGACGAAGTTGATCGTGATCAGCTTGCGTAGTAGGTAATAAAGAGTGGGGAGGGTTACTACGAATGCTCTCCCCACTACTTTTATAGAAAAGAGAGTACATGGCAAATTCATTTCTAACATACACCAATGATGTACTAGCTAAGTTAAATGAAGTACAACTTACTTCGACAGACTTTACAGATGCTCGTGGTATTCAAATACAGGCAAAAAATGCGGTCAACCAAGCGATTCGTTACATTAATCAACGAGAGTTTTGTTGGCCTTTTAATGCTGAAGAAGAAAGTAAAACACTTACTGCCGGTGTTGTTAAGTATTCTTTACCTTCAAATACAAAGCATATAGACTATGCAACATTTAGAATACGAAAAAGTGAAACGTTTGGTAATGCAGCTAGGCATCTTTCGTATCTAGATTACAAAGAATATCTGCATTATTTTATACGACAAGAAGACGATACAGTAACAACTACATTAACTAGCAGTGTTGATGATGATGATACAACTATTCCTGTATCAAGTACTTCATCTTTTGATTCAACAGGAACTATTATTATAGACTCTGAAACTATAACATACACAGGTACAAGCTCTACAACTTTTACAGGGGCTACTAGAGGAGCGGAAAGCACAACTGCAGCTAGTCATTCTAGTGCTGCTACAGTAGCACAGATTGATGCAGGAGGAACACCCACACATGTATTTAGACATCCCGATAATACATATGGGTTATGGCCGTTTCCTGATAAAGCATACACTTTAAGTTTTGACTATTTTACCTTTCCGAGTTCTGATCTATCTGCTCACGGAGATACTACTACAATTCCAGATAGGTTTGGTCATATTATTGTAGATGGGGCAGTATCATACGTATATTTATATCGTAGTGAAGTTCCTTTGTATGAGCGCACGTTTGCACTTTTTACTGAGGGCATTAAAAATATGCAAACTTTACTTATTAATCGTTACGATTATGTTAGGTCTACGTATATTCCCAGAGCAGGTGGCACTGCTTATATAAATTCGGCATCTTTTTAACATAGGAGAAAATACATGACGCAGATACCACAAGGAAATAATATGTTCTGGGATGTGCAGTCGGCTGTAACTGTGGCCTCGACTGCAGCCGGAACTAATGTTTCAAACTATAATTTAGCAACAATGCATCTAGACGGTGAAATTTATGTTAACTTTGGTGCTTCTAGCACGGCTGCTATTAGTACCGCTAATGATGTTAAACTAGCTGCTGGTTTACATTCTCTTACTGTGCCTAAACAGGCTGGTAATTCTCAATATCTGAATTACCAACGAGTAGGAGGTACAGATGTAACAATGCGGCTAGTGCTGTCATAGGAGCAAACGTATGTCACTACTTAATGGACTTATAAATGAAAATGTCGATAGGCATACTACCGACATTATAACTCTAACTGCTACAGCTTCAATTACTTCGGCTGCTCATGCTGGTAGAACACTTCTTATGGGCGAAGTTGGTGGGGATGCTGCAGCTACTTTTACTCTACCTGCTGCTACAGGTACTGGCAGCATATTTAAATTTGTTGTTTCTGTTGTAAATACTTCTAACTATTTAGTTAAAGTAGCAGATGCAACGGACACCATCGATGGTCAGATTATGATTACTGATGCGGATGGAACAGCGGCTACTTCATTTGTAACTGCTGCTACATCTGATACCATTACGTTAAATGGTTCGACTTCAGGTGGGGGTGCGATAGGTGATTATGTTGAATTAATTGACATAGCATCTAATCAATACGCAGTAAGCGGCATGGTAACTTGTGCTGCAGGTTCTAATATTGCAACTATGTTTAGTGCCACTGTATCATAATATTTAGCTAAGAAAGGAATTAAAAAATGGCTAGTTTTAAAATGACACAAGGTGTATCTCGTGTCCCTGAAGATGTTTTTGTTGAAGATGGTATGACTGTGACTTCAGGAGGTCTTACCGTTACTGCTGGTGGTCTAACGGTTACTGCTGGTACGACTACTCTTGGAGGATCGTTTGTACGAGATGTAGTAACTCTTACTGCAACTGATGCAATTACGCAAGCAGAACATGCAGGTCGTATTCTTCTTATGGGAGAAGTCGGCGGTGATGCGGCAGCTACGTTTACTCTGCCAGCGGCTACGGGTTCAGGAGATGAGTATAAGTTTATTGTATCGGTTGTGAATACGTCTAACTATGTTATTAAGGTTGCTGACGCTACGGATACGATTGATGGTTCAGTGATTGTTACAAATGATAGTTCGGCTGGTGGAACGGCTTCAGTTATTTCATGGCCTACTGTTGCTGCTTCAGATACTATTACTCTTGATGGTACGACTACGGGCGGTGTGCAGATAGGTGACTATGTTCTTCTAACTGACATTGCGACTAACCAGTACACGGTTAGTGGCTTGCTTAATGCTTCGGGTACGGAAGCTACTCCGTTTAGTGCTTCGGTATCGTAAGCACGAATTATGCATAAAGGCTTGCTCATCTACGTATTAGTAAATAGGTGAGCAAGCACTTTATGATTTTAGTAAAAAGGTTATGACATGGCTGTAAGATTAAAAAATGCTGCTTCAGCTTTGTCAAACACTAATTTAACTACAGTGTATACCTGCCCTACTAATTTTACTGCAACTATACGAGAAGTATTTGTAACAAATGTAGATGGTAGTAGTGCTGCAGATATAACATTAAAGTATACAGATACTTCAGCAAGTGCTACTTTTGATTTGGTGAGTACAAAAAGTGTAGCAGCAGATAGTTATCTTCGTTTAGAAAA